AAGATGGTCGTTTCACCATCAACATCACGCACCGCGACTGTTATCGCGTCTGCATCCATTAAATGCAAGTGACTAACTAGGTCATCTGCATCTTCAAATCTAAAGTATTTCATGTTGATTCTCCATGATTCTCGTGAAATCCATAAAACAGGTTGGCTTCTTTTCTTGCTTTTATTGCGTCATTCTTGTCAATAAATCTGCCTAAATGCTTTTTATCCTTTCCTGTGAATATATCTGCAACCCATTTCATACTTCGTTTATCAAGCCAAACGCCGCAGAATCCGCTCGTGTTTCTTTTTTGCATTGCCATGTTACGCGCATTGTCTTTTTTTGTTACCTCGCGCAAATTACACCATCTATTATCATCGCGTTTGTGGTTAATATGGTCAATCTGTTCTTTCGGAAAACTGCCTGTCATATATAACCATGCTAACCTATGTAATCTGTAACTCTTGCCATTTATGTTGATGGACAAATAGCCTGATAGTTGCTTGCTTCCAGCAATATCTCCAAAAGATATAGAGTATTGAGGCGAACGGATATACTTAAAAATGCCAGTATCAGGGTCGTAATGCAACAGCCCTTTTAGGTATTCTTGCGTTAACTCCCCTCTTACAGGTTCGCGAAGCATTAAATTGTCAATATGGTAGTTATTAAAATCGCCGTCTATATGTATAAGCTGCTTGCTAGGTAAATCTCCATGCGCCCATATCCAAGATATTTGCGCTGCTGAATAAGAACGCTTGCAAACTCCTACCATTGGTCTGCCGCCTGTATTAAAGCTTATAGCAGATGCCTTTACAGACCTCCCCCCGTTTGCATTCAACCTTAATATTTCACCACCTTCACCTTTATATGATATATATTTATCAAGTTTATTTTTTAGCATACCTAGCTCCTTTGTTGATATGCCTATCATATATTGGATAAAACTAATGTCAATCGGGTACAACTGCTGACCATCCGTGCCGACAATTCCAGCCGCCCCTAACAACAAACGGATCACCTGATTTTTTGCCTTTCCACTGGCTTTTGCTCCATGCTTTCACTTCTTTTGTGGTTAATTCAACATTTAAATGGTCAACACACCATTGCCTAGTGTCTGATATAGTTGTCCCCATGTATTTCCACTTTTGAATGCCAGCTTCTTCACCCTTTCGTAGCATTATAAGGCTGTCAATCTCTGCAATGCGTGTATTAACAATAGTTGCGGCGTGTGGTGCTAATGGTTGACCTCTAACGCCTGCTTCTCCTATTAACCGTTGTCGTGTCGCTTTTATCAAGTCGCTACGACTTCCACCTGATATTGTCGAAGCATAAACACTGCTACTAATATCAGCAGCCCATTGTGTATTCATTGCCGCAACCTCTGCGAGTGCATCGTTTGCAGTGGCTTTTATTATCGCATCATCAACATCTGTAAAACTCACATCAATTTGCACATCATTGAAAGCAGTTGTTACATAATCAGGAATAGTCTCAAACTTTGCAGCGATTGCATCAAGTTCACGGCTATATGCGCCGACTGTAAGCTCTTTAAGTATAAGCTTACGCATTGCCATCGCCCTTGCTATGTTAATCTTTGTCGTTTTCAGACTGCCTTCACTATCAACATCAAGACTACGAATTGCCGACTCAATAACCGCATTCACTTCAATGAGCGCGTTCTTAATGCGGCTTTCTGAATCATTTAATACTGATTCAGGGATCATTTCTTTATTGCCTTATCAATAATTGATTCAAGCAGTGTTTTCAGTTTCTTTGATTCGTTAGGTTGTAAGCCAAAAAAGGCGCGTTTAGGCATACGACTACCAGTATGATGTGCAAACGCTTTAATGGCTTCCTCTGTTCGTGTGAAGTAAATGGCAGCCTTTCCCTTTCCTGCTTTTTTAAACATCATCGCCCTGAACATATTGCCACGGTCAAACAAATCAACGTGCCCGCTCTTCTTGCTGCCTTTTGCGTATGGTTTGAATGCTTTATTATTCTCATCCTGACCTTTTAGAGTATGCTCTTTAACTAAAGTTATGCCCATAGCTGCCATCTTCAAAGCAGCATCATCACTATAGCTTTGTTCAAGCGTTTTAAGCCTCTTTTGAAGTGAGCTTATGCCTTTAATCTTTACAGCCATTACATCAACGGAGGCAGTGGTGCATCGAGTTCTTTCTCAATAGCATCGCGCGTTTCAGGTGGCAAATCTCTAGTAGTGCGGTCAACAATATTCAACGCAACTACCTTCGCATAAGTCTTACTCGGCACTACTGACTTAGCAGTGATCGCCGTATCAATTTCAGACTGCATGTCATACACATCAAACTTGCGTGAATATTCAATAGTTCCATCAAATACAGCATCTTCCCATTTAGCCCATAAACGCAAGATATTATGCTCTGCTTGTTCGCGTGATGTTGCTTTATTGGATAACACAGTTGTCAATGCACGAAGGCGTATCTTTAATGCTTCACCACTCTGGGCTTGCCCTGTGCTTTGTGTTGAGTCTGTCTTTGCAGTCATCTTGATATTGTCGATATATTCACTACGCCATGAAAGCAACTGACCAAGCGAGCTATGGGGCGGCTCAATCCAGCGATGACCTACTGAGTCATCCATGCCACGTTGCAATAGGCTACCTAATCCAACCTCTTTATCACCACCATCCAGCGGCTCATCTTTGTAAGGTTCTTCAAGCATAGGGAAGCCCGAGCCTTCGATGATTTCCATTGATAGTGAGTCAATGTTAAATATGCGCTTATTGATATAAGAAATATCTTTAATGTCAGAGCTTGGGGCTTCGCCTAGTGGGTTATTATTGGCAAACATAACGAACGGCACTTCACCCAATGGATTAACGCCGTTATCAACCTGCTCGTATTCCTCGTTCTTCTTTTGTTCAACAATTACCCATGAATCACGCTCCCAAATCTTGAAGCGTTCAACGTCTTTCTTGTTGCTTTCTTCTTCAAGTATAATCTTGATCAGCACCATTCGACCGTCAATGCTCTCGAACTCCATGTCATAAATCTGTGACGGCTCGTAATAAACGCAATACGCGCGGTTGTCTTTGTCAATTTGGTCTTGTAATGAATTTAAAGAAATATCGGCAGGGCGGTCAATAATAACCCCAACAAAACCAAGCACACCAGCCCTCAAGCTTAGCTGCTCAATATATGCCGTATATGAATGCCCTAAATAGTCAACGTTATCCTTGAAACTCTCGAATAGCTTATTACTACCAAGTGACCCATAATCGCGTGTATGTTCAGGCTGGTATAGATAGCCGTTATACAAGTCAACAATAGGGGCGCACAAGTTAACGTACATCGCTTGCTCTTTCCTGCGCTTAAAGCCCTGCTTAGACTCTCGTTCATGCTGTACAAGATATTCTCCCTCAAGGTATGAATTGCCACCATCATACGACTTTTCCAGAAACTCCCAGAATTTAAGCTTCTCTTCAATCTTTGGGTTGCGTTTGATGTGTTTCATTTGTAAAACCTCTTTTTGTTGCTTGGCGCACTAATAACAGGAAATTCAAAGTGTGTCAAATAGCCTATGGCTGTCGTAATGTGTTGATATTGGTCTGAATCGTCCTCTAGAAACGTCGAGCCTTCTTTAAGCTGGCATGTTGCCAATCCTTTATCAGCATAAACAGCCTTTGCAGGATTTACATACAGAGAAATCTTATCATCTGCGTTCCTTATCTTTGCCCTTACAGCGTTTTGCCTTGATTTAATTGATGGATGAGCTGCACGAACCTTGCGTATGAACTTCCACCCATTATCCTTTAGAACGCTTTCCATCGAAGTGTAATCTGATGACTGGCCGTGTTTCTCGCCGTTCTGACCTGATGGGTCGCCATAAATTACTACGGTTTTATTTGCATGGTTTTTATATCTATCAACAAACTCTAAAGCCGATTGCTTGGATACTGCGGAAGTTAACACAATCTCATCAAGTATGTATAAGTCTTTACCGCGCAACACACAGCATGCGCTTGAGAGCGGTGTATAGTTCTGATCGTGACACCATAGAATCTGCTCATGTGGCTTTATTGTTTCGGTTGTGTGGTTCGCTTTTGAATAGTCCTCATATATGCGCCCTGATGCAGTCTCGAAGCTTGCCTCATATTCCTGCATGTATTGACGCTTTGACATTCTAGCTTTTGCCGCTGCTATTACCTTGTCAGATAATATGTCTGCCGACTTCCAGTGGAATACCTTAGAATCTGCATTTATGCCAGCGTCAGCCGCTTGGCACATGTCATAGTAATGATTAAGCCCGTCAGGAACACCAAGAAACCAACACCACGCCAAATAGCCTTCATAGGTAGGATTCTCTGTATCAAGGGCTGGCATAATATTCTCATTCACTGACTTTGTCTTTACGTTGGCAATTTCGTCTATCCCGCCGCCTAACCAAGGAATGCCTTCAAATCGTTCAGGCTTATCTAGCCCTAGTACATGAACCTTGCAACCATTGGGCATAAATATGATTTTATCTGTTTCGCTTGGCTTATTCTTATGCGTAGAAGCGAATGTAAAAAGCTTTAGGTCATCCCAAAATATCTTTTGTGCTTGGTTGTGCGTTGGGGCGGCTGCGAAGTAGTTTCCTATCTTTGCTTCCTTGCTCATAACCGTCTTGGCGAGGAAACGCTTAAACCTTTCTGTCTTGCCGCTACGTCTCCCTGCTGGAACTAACGGAAACCGTACCCCATTATCTATAGCATGTACAAGTTCCATTTGAACAGGATGTTCTTTTAATGGATACCATCGCTCATAAGAACGCTTAATAGCTGGGTTCATTAGTCTGGAAGCTTTCCTGCAATCTCATTAAGAGCATCAATAATATCATTCGCGCCGTTGTCTCGCTCCTCATGTCTAGCTTCAATCATGCCAAAGTTGCATTTAAGATTGAAGATGGCCCCTGTAGGAGCGTTGCCATATAACCTTTGCTCAAGTGCGATCTGAACTCTTTGCTTGGCTCTTTTTATAATCGGAAAAAACTTGTCTTTTAATTCGTAATTAACTAATGTCCTAGTGTCAATATCAAGATGATAAGCAAGCCCTGATACAGTAGGCGGCGTTACTATATCCTCTCCACCC